ATGACGGTATCGATGAATCTGCTGGTTCTGAAACGCTGAAGCCAAATCCAACGCGTGCAGAAATGCTGGCTACTTTTAGCCAACTTCTTGCACAGTTGAAGGGCGAAGATCTTTCGCACTTCTTTAATGATTCGATTAAGCAATATAGCACTGACGGTGTTCCTTCGGCTACCGCTCCTGGTGGAGCTCCTGGTATGGGACAAATGCCAATGCCTACACTCAACGCGGTAAAAGAAGACATCAATGAAGTCTTCGCCGGAGAAGATCTGACCGAAGAAGCAAAAGAAAAGTTTTCAACAATCTTCGAAGCGGCTGTATCAGCCCGCGTTTCGATCGAAGAAGCACGTCTCGAAGAAGAATTCGAAACTCGTCTTAACGAAGAAGTAGAAGAAATCAAAGAAGAGATCACTACAAAAGTCGATCAGTATCTCGACTATGTAGTAGAATCGTGGATGGAAGATAACAAGCTTGCTATCGAATCCACAATCCGCGCCGATATTGCAGAGAACTTCATGGAAGGACTCTACAATCTGTTTGCTGAATCTTACATCACAGTGCCAGAAGAAAAGCTTGATGTAGTTGGTGAACTGAAGGCACAACTTGAAGAGCTAGAAGCAAAGCTCGACGAGTCTGTAAACAAGCAACTAGAACTACAGACAGTAATCGATGAAGCTACAATGGAAGCAACATTCGACGAAGTGTCTGAAGGTCTTGCTGCTACACAGGTAGAAAAGCTTCGTACACTTGCAGAAGGTATCGAGTTCACAGATGCTGAGTCTTATACAAAGAAGCTCGACATTCTGAAGGGCAAGTACTTCTCTGAAAAGAAAGAGGTGAATACAGGCGTTATCACAGAAGAAGCCACTGATGGATTTTCTGATGTCGATAAGCCGGTAGCAGTTGGCGAAATGGCAAACTATGTCAGCGCGATTTCAAGAACCAAAAAGTTTTAATTTGATAAATAATAAACTAATCCTAAGGATAAAGGGAGAATTAAATGTTAGCTGAGGAACTAAATAACAAGTGGAAGCCAGTGCTCGAGCACTCGGATCTTCCGGAAATTAAAGATGCTCACAAGCGTCTTGTCACCGCAACTGTGCTTGAGAACACGGAGCGCGCTCTTCGCGAAGCTGGCGGTGGGCAGCAATTGCTTGGCGAAGCTGACGGTCACGTCAACTCCGTAGGCAGCGGTCAAGTTTCAAACTTCGATCCAGTACTGATTTCACTCGTACGTCGTTCGATGCCAAATCTGATCGCTTATGACGTTTGCGGCGTTCAGCCGATGAACGGTCCAACCGGTCTTATCTTTGCAATGCGTTCGCAGTATGCTAACTCAACAGATTCAAATGTTGCTGAAGCTTTCTACAACGAAGCCAACACAGGTCACGCTTCGCGTCTCGGAGCTGGTTTGAATGCTGCTAACACAGGTGCTGGTTCAGCAACTGCAGTTGGTGCTAACACAGTTGGTACAGCTCCTGACTCGTCAAACAACGCTGGCAACTCGTTCTACAACTACACAATGGGTCTTCTGGTTGGTTCAGCCGAACTTCTTGGAGCCAACAGCTCGTTCATCTTCCCGGAAATGGGCTTCTCAATCGAGAAGGTTACTGTATCTGCAAAGACACGTGCTCTGAAGGCAGAATACACCCTCGAACTCGCACAAGATCTGAAAGCGATTCATGGTCTTGATGCAGAATCAGAACTTTCGAACATCCTTTCAGGTGAAATCCTTGCGGAAATCAACCGTGAAGTTGTTCGCTCGATCATCATCACTGCTGAGCGCGGAGCAACCGAAGGTACTACAACTTCGGGTATCTTCGATCTTGACACCGACTCAAACGGCCGTTGGTCAGTTGAAAAGTTCAAGGGTCTTCTGTTCCAAATCGAACGTGAATGCAATAAGATCGCGAAAGAAACACGTCGCGGTAAGGGTAACGTAATCATCTGCTCGTCAGACGTCGCTTCGGCACTTCAAATGGCCGGTGTTCTTGATTACGCTCCTGCTCTGAACACATCGTCACTGAACATCGACGACACAGGCAACACATTTGCTGGTGTTATCAACGGTCGCATTAAGGTCTATATCGATCCTTATGCCGGTACAAACTTCTTGGTAGTAGGCTATAAGGGTTCGAATCCGTTCGATGCCGGTCTCTTCTATTGCCCCTACGTTCCGCTGCAAATGGTTCGTGCGGTTGATCCAGGTTCATTCCAACCGAAGATTGGCTTCAAGACACGTTACGGCATGGCACCGAATCCATTCGCCAAGGGCACAACTGCTGCTTCGACAACAGCTGTTCTTGAGCAAGATTCGAACAAGTACTATCGTCGCGTTCTTGTTAACAACTTGATGTGATATAAGAGTTGGAATAACCAACCTAAAAACTGGAAGGGGAGTCGAAAGGCTCCCCTTCTTTTTGGCATGTACAATATATAAATAGTGTGTATAATGGATATTGCAGCCAAAGGAAAGATATGACAGCCGTCAATGATATAAACAAAAACTTTCTGTCACCTTTAGGCTACAAGTTTACCCTTGCGCGAGCACCTGCGCTCAGTTACAATGTACAGAACATTCGTTTTCCTGGCGTGCAGATGAGTAACGGAGAAAGTCCGACTCCGTTCGTGCCGATTCCAGTGACTGGCAAGCTTACTTATAGTCCTCTCGATATTACGTTTCGTCTGAACGAAGATATGACAGATTATCTCGAGATCTATAATTGGATGGTGGCTCTGGCATCGCCTGTTAGCTTTGACGCTTATAAAGCTGTACAGAATTCACGGGCCGGCTCGACAGGAACACTCTACTCCGATCTGAATTTACAGATCATGAATAGTAGTATGAACTCGAATATTATGATTACTTTCTATGATGCATTTCCAGTGAGTATCGGAGATATTGAGTTTAATAGCACAGATACTAGTGTCAATTATATAGAATGTAGTGTAGAATTTAAATATCTAAGGTATGATATCGAAGTTTTATAGGATTTATTATGAAAATTGATGACATTTATGCAGAATGGGAAAAGGATTCCCAGATCAATCGCTCTGAGCTTGGTGATGAAGCTCTTAATATTCCAAAACTTCATCACAAGTATTTCAAGATCTTTACGCATGAGCGTCTCTTGCTTCGTAAACAAGAAGCAGAATTTAAGCAACTCAAGCTCGAGAAGCTGGAATTCTTCACGCTCGGGCCGACAGAAGAATCTCATGAGAAAGGTTGGCGCTTGCCACCACAAGGTAAAATACTCAAATCTGAAGTGAATAACTATATAGAAGCAGACAAGGATATAGTGAATCTATCATTGAAACTCGGCATTCAGCACGAGAAGATTGATCTGCTTGAGTCTATCATTAAGTCTCTCACGGCCCGCGGTTTTAATATTAAAGCCGCAATCGAGTGGGAGCGTTTCAAGGTCGGTATTTAATGAGCTCAGTGCATCTTAAATTTATTAATAATGTTCACGTCAAAGTAGAGGCAGAGCCATCGACCATTATGGAGTTGGCAGATGCCTTTACGTTCTATGCTGAGAACTATAAGTTCCATCCAAAGTATCGAGCCAGAATGTGGGATGGTAAAATTCGTCTCATTAACAATCTGACTGGATACGTATATGCTGGATTGGCAAGACATATTAAAAAGTTTTGTGATGCTCGAAACTATACATTCTCATTTGATGAAGAGATGTACTATGATGGTGTATCTGAACACGAATTGAGGGAATTCATAAATACTCTCGGAATTCCTGAAAAGTATGCAATTCGAGACTATCAGTTTGATTCTATTTTGAAGTGCATTCGATCAAATCGAAGAACATTGGTATCACCGACTTCTTCTGGTAAATCATTGATGATTTACATTCTGATGAGATGGTATCAGAAGCACAAAGGTTTGATTATCGTTCCTACGATTGGATTGGTGAATCAGATGGAGAGTGACTTTCGAGATTATGGCTATACAGGTAATATACACCTGTCCACTCAAGGACTGAACAAGTCGAACGATATCGAAGTTGAACTTGTTATTACCACGTGGCAGTCACTCAATAACGGTAAGAATAAGATGCCAAAACCTTGGTATCAACAGTTTGGAGTCGTATTCGGAGATGAAGCACACGGAGCAAAGGCATCTTCACTTATACAAATTCTTAGCAGTCTAACTGGTTGCAAGTATCGATTCGGCACAACTGGCACTCTTGATGGCACAGCCCTTAACGAGACAACAATCGAAGGTCTCTTTGGTCCAAAATACAAAGCCGTCAGCACAAAAGAGCTCATGGATCAAGGATACGTATCAAAACTCAAAATCAAATGCATTGTCTTGAAGTATTCTGAACAAGCAAGCAAAGAGCTCAAAGGAAAAACATACCAAGAAGAAATCGATTTCCTGATCGGTAGTGACTCTCGGAATAAGTTCATTCGCAACCTCGGACTCTCTTTAAAAGGTAATAAGCTTGTTTTCTTTCGAATCGTAGATCATGGTAAAACACTTTATGATCTCATCAC